TGCATAATTGGTTTTAGATACAAAAACCTTAGCTGTAGCGGAAGATCTTGATTTTGCTATTAAAAAACGAACTATTTGAGCGTTTTTATCTTTACCGCTGGCATTTAAGGTTATGATATTAGAGGCTCTTTGTACGATATTATAGGCATCAGCTACGTCAGCCTGGTCGATCATGGAAGAACCCTCTTTAAGATTCTTGGCCTTTTGGAAACCTCCACGGTTGGCCTGCAGAGGGGTTATGACGTGGAACTGTTCCTCAATAGCCATAGTAACAAACTGGTCATAAATGAAGGTCTTAACCGCATGATCTGCCAGATCTTTTCCAGTATTACGGCTAGACAATTTACCGGGATAGTCATCTATAACTAGATCATACCCTTTATTATTTGAACTATTGCCCCTCATAAAGGCATTCTTTTCTTTAATCATATCGATAACATCTTCAACAAACATAGATCCAGCCTTAACCCATGGAACATAAGTTAAGTGATCATTAATGAACTTAGCGTAAGCATTAGCTCTTTCTGCTTTTAGCATTTCTGGGTCCATCAGTTGTTGTCTTGTCATTTGAAAATAACACTGATAGATCTTGTCTGCAATATCTCTAGCGTTTTGTTCATGAGTAACCAATAAACACTTTTTACCAGAAATCATATTGGCAACCAATATACTAATAACAGCCGTAGTTTTACCACCGTTGGATGGGGCAATTATCATTGTGGTGTCACCTCTAGCAAGAGACCCTTTGCTATAGTGTTTTTGATGTCTAGCTACAAACTTATTGGTAGGCAATACGGCATTGATTTTAGATCCAGGAAGTAAAAGTTCATCTAAATCTGGATGACCAAGAGTTAAACAGTCACTCATTTCCGTATTGAAACCTTCGTAAAACTTTTCTGGATTAGAAAAGTCGAAACTTTCATTGTGTAAAAATGAACACTCTTTAACTTTAGCTATGGCCCTATCTACCCAGTCTATGGTATCCAAGCTTTTCTTTGTGTTGTACATGTGAGCAGCTTCGGCCAGATAATTCCTAAACATAACCATCTTAAGCCAGCCAGTTGCGCTTTTACTAACATAGTCTCTACTTTGATTATTAGAACTGGCAATACAGTGATCTATTTTTGTATGAAGTGTTGTATAGGTAGTAAAATGAGTGCTATATACATAACCCTTTAACTCTTCAGGTGTAGGAGAAATCTTAAACTCAGTGTGATATTTTTGAACACAGGCAAATAAAACAGACAAATTGGCATCAGTAAAGTAACCGGGCTTTAACAAAGATATCGACTTTGAAGCAAACCATCCAGCTTGAAGCATATGACCAATCATAGCTTCTTGAAAGCTATTATCAAATTTGTCCATAGTTATCGGTACTGAAAGTTCGCTAGTCATACTATCCTTTGAGATGAAAAATTAGTTCCATACCGCTATACAGCTTAGCTTCTTTCATAGCAACAACACATTCATCTTCGGTGCACTCTCCAAAATCGGCCTTTTTTGACATACCGTGACATCTGTTCTTTGCCGACTCCGGTACCTCCATAAGATACACTTTTTTCCCAGCAGAATACAAGCTTCGAGCTAAAGAATCTGTTTCTTGATAGGCATCATCATCTAGTCCCAAGAAAACTGACGATGCACTGGTGTCTATTAAAAGCTTTATTTGCTTTTCTGATAAGGTTTTGCCCATTGTTGCCACGTAATGATGACATTTATTAAACTTTAAAGCATCAAATGGCCCCTCAGCAACAACAAAAAAGGGGGAATCTTTGATAGTGTCGTAAAACATCACCAATGAGTCTCTACGAAACCCTATATTATTTCTCATTCGGTCTTTTTGGTCTACTTTGTCAATAGCTCTTCCTTGCCAGCCATAACAAACTTCATCTATAAAGATTGGCATAATAAGCCTGCGAGTAATCATATTGAACATAAAACCGTGATTTATGGCCAAATCCAAAGAAACGTTTCTGGACGCTAAATATAAAACTGCATCTTCAGCTATTGGATGATCCAGGCTGAACAGTCCAGCTTCAGGCCATTCTATTGATTCTATGTAGTTTTCTGGGGCAACGGTAGTGTCATCTTCATCTATAAAGTGCAAAATCAGAGGGTTATCTAGTGATACCTCTTTATTGCCATATACCACAGACCGAGCTTCAGCCAGTGGAATGTTTGCTGTCAAGGCTATCCAATCTGGCATCCATCTGCGACCATAGGTACAGCTTCCGTGGAAACACACAGAAGATCCATTAGCTTTAAGGACAAAGAATTTGTCTGATCTGCCGCACAAAGGGCATCTGGTAAGGAGGGAGCGCCGGTTTTCACCAGCAAGCTCCCCGTAAGTAGAAAGGAGGGATCGTATGAACTCCTCAGATAAATCCGAGGCTTTTTGCGTCTTTTTCATAGATCTTGTCCAAAATCTGATTTTGTAGTTGCTGGTTGTCTCTGATTGCTATAAGGCAATTCTTAGATCCATGCCATTTTTGGTCACCAAACTGGTACCAACTCTGGTTTGGCTTTTCAATAACTCCAAAGTTAGTTCCAAGGATAAAGATCTCTTCATACTGGTTAATGATACCTTTTTGGTAATCTAAGGTAAACTCAGCTACCCGACCATCTGGACCCATAGAGTTACCATCAACAGTGAATCGGATACGGTGGCCTGTTTTAGTGCCATGATCCAAAAAGTCCTGTAGTTCTGGGTTACTAAGGGACTCTTCAAGCAGGGTGTTTGAACCTGCTTTACCTACAACCCGCTGAACCTTACAAAAGTATTCAGCAAAGTGTTTAAGAGCAAACGCACCTGCCATTTTTTCTGTTTTACCGCGTTTCTGTTCTCCCATGTCCAGCTCGGCTCTGGCATGAGTAGTAAGGAACAAAGAGATACGGCGGCGGCGACAACCTGCCTGGATACGCTTAAGACCGTCTTGCAAAGTGGCTGCAAGGTCACCAATAAGGTGCTGGTTAACAGTGTCTGCGTTTGCCAATTTACGACCAACAATATTGGTAACTGAATCAATGATAATCATTTTCAGTTTCAAACCTTGGTCAACTGCTGGCCACAGTTCTTTTTCAATACGGTCAAAAATCAATTCAGGCTCATTTACGTCAAAAGTGATATGACGCTCTGGATCAATCCCAAACATTACACTAGCATCATCGCTTTGCTGAAGTTCGCCGCGTAATTCCGTATTAAAGGTAACTGTATAAGCTTCCATGTCAGCTTTGTGGCATTCACCAATAAATGTATTGCACAAAATTGATTTACCGGACTTTGGAGGTCCCCACAAGATCATTGAATAACCCAAAGGAAGTCCGTAACCTTTGTTTGCCAAAGCAATGTTAATGCTGGGGGAGTTTGTCCTAAGAACATTTGTAAAGGGATCGTAAGTTCTGTCAACTGTTCCCATAAGTTTACGTAACTTGTTGAAAACCTTACTAGTATCAACTTCTGCCATAAAAACTCCTTAAAATTTGCTTGTACCTACGGCTATTGTTCCAATAACCGTGACTGATGGTTTTACATAAAACTCATCCTTAAAGACATTTTCTTCAACATTGCCGCTGTTGTGACTGCGGTTGTTGTTGACCTTCATAAGGTCTTCCAGGTTAGACCTGCAGTCCCAGTATGCCCGTTCAAGTGTTTTGTTCTTAGCTTCCAAGAAAGATGTAAGAGCATCTAAGTGATTAGCTATGGTTTGCCAATGCCTATAGTCTGGATCTCTAGCGATATAAGACTCTCGTATATCAGCATTGTCTTTCATGCCAGTTTCTTTAAGAATATCCCTAAAGTAGACCGGGTATTTATCCAATAAAGCTTCAGCTTTAGCAAACTCAAGTTGTTGCTTGGCTTGCAGGTGCTCATATCGTACTAGAGAAAGGTACCGACCAAGATCGGCCATTCCAGCAGCAAACACAGATTTAAGGTCAGCTACGACACCGATGTTCAGCATCTTAACTTCCTGAAGTCTTGACTCTGCCTGGTCAACCTTTGTCATATCTAGACGCAACCTTGGTTGATTTGGCGTACCTCTTGGGGCTTCAATGACTTCCTGTGTAATATCCATTACTTATCCTTCCATCAACTTAGTAAAGAAATCGTCAGACATAGAGCTTGCCGTTGGCTGTGCTGCCACTGGAGCAATAGAAGGACTTGATACCCAAGGAGGAGTTTCGGCTGGAGCTGGTGCCGTATAGGCTGGCTTAACTACTACATCGTTAGATGTTACGACGATAGGACTAACAGCAATAACGTTTGTTCCACCAACTGTTGTTTCAACGGTAGATGTAACCTTAGTTGACCGGGAAAAGATCTTGTCACATAAAAGCTTCAAATCAGAAGGATTGTTGGCCTTGATACCAGAAACCAAAGCCTGAGCTTCATTAAAGGTAATGTCGCTGTACAAGGTAGCTAAGTCCTTACCGCCGCCAGCCGCAACCTTGCTCAAAAGTTCTGGTGTAAGGGTATGGTTAACGTAACGTGCAGTAAACGTTCCATCTGGGTTCTGGGTTACAGCCTGGTAGAACTCCACAGAATAAGAGGTATTGCGGTCACCCTTAAACGCCTGCGTTTTCTTGAAGTTAAGGAACAGACCATTTGTTCCGGTGGCGTCTACGCCGTTTTTGTTATAAAATTCAGTCAAAAGGCTTCTAATAGATTCAAAAAGCTTAAAGCCGACAGGTAACAATCCAGGAACGTTACCTTGGTTTACTGCGTTCATGTAAACCTTTTTGTTGGCCTGGAAAGGCTTAATTTGAGCCTCTTCAAAGGCCATCAACTGCTCTTTAGATAAAGAACCTTTAACAGATTCAAGCTTAGCTTTTGCTACCGTTTCTGCTGTGCAAAATGGACATTCTTGCAAAATATTTTTGTCACGATCTTTTTTGAGCATACATTGGAAATGGTATGGTCTTTTGTCGATCCAGATGGTATGAGTGGCGTAGTATTGGTTCCATTTGCCGGTACTAGCATAGCTAAACAAAGGGGGCAAAATACGATAAACGTTATCTTTGCCTGCTTCAATCTTAAAGTATTCAGACTTAACAAAACTACCGCTATCAAAACTAGATACACCAACTTTCATCTGTTCCATAAATCACTCCTCAATGTTGCTTTCTGTTGTAGCCTTGTTTTTGATCTTTGTCAACGTTTCTGATACAAACTCTTTTGTGATCTTCTTTTTACCAATATTAATTGGTCTTGGGTTAGGAAAAAGATTTTCATTTAGACCTAGATCACTGTCAAAATTATAGATAATAACAGGCAGACGGTTGCCATCAAATTCAACGCTAAGAGCATAGCGGCTAGCTTCGTTTCTAATAGCAATGGTATAAAGTTCATTACCATAAGCCTTAGTAAATTGTTCCCTCATAGCCTCTTTTAGAGGATGGCCATACCAATCAGCACTAAGTTGAAGCATATAAGGCAGGCGCTGAATGCCATATAACCGCCTAATAGCATAAATATCGTCAATAGAAGCGTTGTATGCTGAAGGTGAATACACATCACCAATACGACGATCAATCACGTTTTTGGCTGTTGCATCAGGTAGGGAATAGTAGTTGATACTAAATACCCCAAATTCATTAGACGCCAATTCAGCAAACTCTTGCGCGTTTTCGCCAATCAATGGAATAGCAAACACGTTTTTGGCGATTTCATCTGTGTATTCTTTTTCAAGGACTGGCAAAAGGTTCTGGGCACTTCTGATTTGACCCTCCATGCCAGCTCTAATAGACAAAGGGAAAGACAGCAGTTCTTGCTGTGACAATTCCCTGGTTTCTTTGATTTTCTTCAATAATTCTCTAGTGCTAGACATATTACACCTCACTGTACATCTGGTTTTTCCGCATCTTCCGGTCGGTAAGTATGCTCTACCGAAGATACATTAAGCTTCCCTTTGCGTAAAGTAAATTCAACTACAACTACCATTTTCTTAAAGCCGGTTGGAGCCACGTTTTCTCCCCATGGCGGCCAGTAGATCAACTCCATAAGAGATCCATTGATGTCGGCTACCAGCCTTGTGAACTGCTTGGTGTTATTTTGGTACTTTTTATAAGTTTCTTCTGTGATATAGGCCAGGGCCCATATCTTTTCTTCGGCGTCTTTGTATTTGTGGGCATTAGACATAAGCTTTTCTATTTGAGGTCCGTCAACAAAAGTCATGGTTTTTTTATATTTATGACCATCACTTTCATACTCTTTGGTCCACACCCATAGGTCATTGGATAGATGTTTACCACCTCTAGGCGGCAATATTAAAGTTCTAAGGTCTTCAAAGTAAGTATGGATAACTGCCTTTTTGGCCAAATATTTGCCAAGTGGTCTATATTCTGAATAAGAGCTGTCTTCTGGCTTTCGTTTTTCTTTCTTTACTTCAGCTTTTGTTTTTTCAAAAAGCTTGATTTTGTGTTCAATTTCCATGTCTGACTCTGGCATCAAACTGTCCAAAACGCCAGATACAATCAACTTATGAGCAATACCGGAATGTACTGCTGACTTTTCAGCTTTTTGGCCTTTAATTTTTTCCTTAAAATGGCATTCAATAAAATGTCTAAAGTCTTTATATGGCTTATTGGCTACCAGTTGATGGTAGGCCGCAGGTCCAACTCCAATGATCATTCCCAGTGGAGCTATAAGCTTGTTGTCCTTGATTACAAAATCCTCTTCGCTCAGGTTAATGTCTGGTAATGTCACGTATTTTTTGACATCTTTCCAGAATTTACTGATAATATCGTCCTTGGTACTATGGGACAGTACACTAGCCCACCATTCAATAGGGAAATGGCACTTGAGCCACATGCAAGCATAGGCTACCTGGGCATAAGAGGTAGAATGGGACTTGTTAAAGCTATAGTTTGAGCTAGCTTTGATCTGCTGGACTAGTAGATCTACCTGGTGGTCAGACCAGCCCCTTTTCTTACAGCCGTTGTGCAAATCTTTAAGACATTCAACCATCAAAACAGGGTCTTTTTTACCAATAGCTCTTCGGGCTTTTTCGGTTTCTCCGTCACTGTATCCAACCAAAAGCTTAAAAGCTGAAAGAGTTTGCTCCTGATACAGAGCAATACCAAAAGAGTTACCTGTAATCTGTTCCATGTCTGGGTGGATATACCGGACTCTTTCCCCTTGGGCTCGAGCACAATAAACCTCAGCTAGAGTTCTGCCGTCATCATCCAAGGCGTCCAAGGTACCTGGACGACCAAGAGCCGTGATGTTACTTAACTCTGGTATCGACATCGGCTTGGTCTTTTTGAGCAAAGGCACGACCGTAGCAGAGTCAAACTGGAACACGCTTACCGTATTTCCTCTGCCAAACTCCTCAAACACCTTTGGGTTATAAGGTAAGTCCCAAGGATTATAGGTTTTGTTGTGCCTTTTTTTGATAAGGTTAAGACATTCTTCGATATCGTACAAGGTTTTTACACCAAGAAAGTCAAACTTAAGCAAACCTCTTTCTTCAACCCATTTTGGGTTAAATCCAGTGACAAGACTTTCACCTTTACCGACCCGGATCAAAGGAACGTATTCCTGTATTGGCTTGTCAGCTATCACCACACCACAAGGATGCTGGGACTTTTGCCTTTGGACTCCAAGCATCTGGACCACTGTATCCCAAATGTTCTTGTTGGCTAGGTTTTCAGAGTAAGATTTTAATTCTTCATATTCATTGATAATACCTACACCCTTTTTGCCGCCAAAGACAAATTCATATTCATTTGATCCTTGAGGGGAAGTGGGCAGCTTTTTACACATATCTTCGGTAGATTTTCTGACTTCACCTAAAAGAGACCTTTCGGCATCCTTTATAGAAGACTTGATCTTAAGCATCACATCGATACTGATTGGAGCAAAATTGTCCCCATATTTTTTCCTAAGATAGTCCAAAACTTCATCTTTCCTGCCAAAGTCCATGTCAACATCCGGCAAGACATTTTCATTGATACGGCCCAGAGTAAGGAAACGTGGCAGGGACAGCCCATAAAGTATCGGGTCAGTAGCAGACACACCAAGGACGTAAAGCATCAAGCTGCCGCCAGCAGAGCCCCTAGTGGTCATCAAAATGCCAGCTTCTCGGCAAAAGTTGGCTATATCCTCTACCGTAAAGAAATAAGGCATTAGGTTCAGTTTACCGTTATTGGTAAATAGATCGATTTCTTCCTTTAGTCTAGCTACATATATAGGATTGTCCCATTTCATTCTGCCGTGACGGTCGATAGCCAGCTTGAGCTTTTTCATCCAGTCTGGGTCCAATGGAGGTAAAACCCACCGGTCTTTGTTGGTCTTAAGCTTGAAGCTGTCAAACTTGCTAGCCCAATAATAGCTGTTGTCTACCCACTCTTCGATATCTCTGTCAGATACATCTAAGGTGTGCTTTAGGCATTTAGCTGCTTCTTGTGTTGTAAGTATATGATATGAGTTAGAAAACTTCCATTGCTCTAGGCCATTACCAAGTTTAGACTCTTGGACCAGTTGCTGTTCTGGGTAAGCAAAATGGCTATCCAGGCTAATCAAAACTTTGTCGCCGTTTTGCTTAGCTAGGTCAAGCACAAACTGATTGGCCTTTTTTTGTAAGTCACCGTCCGGGAACCAAGGTGTACATTCGTTTGGCTTGAAATAGCCTTCAGTAAGCTTTTGCTTAGTGGCTTTGTCGTAAGTAGGTTTCACCCAATCTTTAACGATTTCATGGGGGAATACTTCAACAAAAAAGTCGTCTTTACCTACTAAGTCTCTTAATAAATAATATGACTTGGTAGCTCTTTCTGGGTAAACTTTGCCAGTTACCCTGTCTACCAGTAGGTACTTCTGGACTACCCCCACAAGACAGCTAGAGCACACCGTAATGTGACCAGCAGCTCCAGCTACCTCTTCTAGGGTGGCAATAGGCTTGGTTTCTCCCCACAACACCACAGCCCTTTGTTCCATTTTGGGAGTTAAGTTGGAAAAGTATTCAAAAGCCCATTCATCTTTGAAGTGAACGGTCAAATGCACATACATTTCACGCAACTTTTTGCGTATTTTAGGGGTATCTCCTGATGCCTGTATGTATTCTTGGGTGATTTCATCTATAAACGGTGGCTGCATATACAGCTCTATCCCAAGGATAGGCTTGATACCTGCCTTCTTAGAAGCTGAATAAAGGTGCATAAGGCTGTTCATGTTGCCATGATCAGTAAGGGCAAGGTAAGGGCAATCGAGTTCTTTAGTTCTTTTAATGAGGCTGTCTACACTAGCCGCACCGTCCAGCGATGAGTCTGAATGCTGGTGATTGTTGACGAGTTGCCTAAATTGAGTCATAGTTACCTCCACGGACAATATACCACCAAAACGAAAAAAGGCAAGCCGAAGCTTGCCCGTTAACTATAACCGAAATAGACTTAAAGTAGGTCACCAAACATATCTTTGATGTTTTCTAGTGCCTTTTCCATGTCTTCTTTGTTCAATTTCAGATAGTGCATGATTTTTGTATCACTTACGCCATTTTCGTTAGCCTTTAGAGCCCTACGAATGCTGTTACCATACTCTTCGGCATAAATGAAATCATGGTCGTTTTGAAGCTTTTCGTAACTCATTTGAAAACTCTATAATGACGGTTTTTGCTTTTTCTCTGGATTTTTCTAGCTCTTCGATATTCTTATACAAGTCTAAGATAACAGTAGTCAGCATGTCAACATACATTTGCATGTCAGCCTTCTTTTCTTTATAAAAGAACAAATCAGCCTTCATTTCTTGGTATTCATTCATGCTAACAGTTATGCCAGGCTTACGAATAGTTTCAAAAGCCTCTTCTATCTCTCTAATTTTTGTTTGGTAGGTATAAAAACGGAGTAAAGAGTGTGCCTTGTCGTTTTCAGTACGATTGAGTTCGTACTGTTTTTCGGCAATTTGTATTTCTATTTTAATCTGATGTTTGTTGCCCTGAGGCGTCCAAATATTCACGGCACTTAGGTTTATCCTTGTGGCCACAGTTTTTGCAAATTTTATACACTTTAAGAATGTTTCCCTGTGGCAAGACCATTTCAGTGTGTTCCGACTCTTCACATTTTGGACAATACCATTTCTTTTCTTTTTTAATTTTCTTAGGTTTGTCCGGTTCATCATATATGGCATACAGCAATCTTTCTTCGTCTTGTCTGATAAGCTTACTGAGCCTGGAGTTTTCTTTTTCTAAACTTGATACTTTCTTTTGAAGCTGTCTAACCAGTCCCCTATAATATTCTAGGTCGTTTTTGTCACTTTTTTCCGCAGCTCGATGAGTTTTGGCCATGAAAACCCCTAATCAGGGTACTAACCCCGTCCAAGAACCTTTTTCATTTAACATCATTGGGAACAGTTTTGGAGCACCGTTAACAATACCTCCGGTACCTATAATAGGTCTTTGTAGGTTAAGCTTGTCGTAAGCAAAAGCCAAAGCTTTAGGGTTAATCAGGCAACCAACCTGCATTGACCACAAAAGATCGTCTGGGTTACTAATATAATCAATCTTAAACTCTGTGTGAAAGTGGCCTTGTACGCAAGATACTCCACGTTGTTTTACCAGAGTGATGCCATTTTTGCAGATACCATGACACACGTAGATCTTTTCGCCTTTTGGGCCTACAAGCATTAAGTCGTCTACAAAAGACCATCCCTTGCCAACGCCGTAAAGGTCATTGTAGGGACGCAAAAAAGCTCTAGGTAGTCCACCAGCTAAAATCTTTCTAAGTGGTAAATCACCATGGTTAGAGCCAATAATGATCATCTTAGGGAATAGTTTTTCCAGTTCAGCGGCTTGGATCTGCAATTGCTGGAGTTCATGTCCAGCACCATATAGATCTGGATCGGAATCATGGAAAGAAACGTTATGAAAATCTCCTAGATCTCCCATAGATATAATGAGATCAAACTGGTACTTTTTCTTTAGGGCTTTCATAAAGGACATGAAATCTGGATGTCCATAAGGTAAATGGACATCTGAAATAAATAAAATACGTAGCTTGCGCCAATCTATTTTGAGTTTCATGCCCCGCTCCCTTATACTGGCTTCAGAGGTTCATATACAGCTAGAATTTCAATTTCTGTGTCTGCTGATATATCGATGTTTTGGCCAACTGCTTGACCTTTAATCAAAGAGACGATTTCTGCGTCAGAATCTGGATTACTCATATATAACAAAAAATTGCTCATAAGAGTTTCACCAGATTTAGTATATTTTAGAACCACTAGACTAGTATCGGTAATGGTATCAGCAGGACCAATCATTTTAGCTTCAAGCATAGAGGCTACTCGGTCGGCATCTTTGGCATCGCCAGCGGCCCTGACTTTCGCCATAACGCTACTATTAAAATTAGGGATAGATTCCCTTAAAGTTTCAGACATTGCAGCCATAGCTTCAGCCTGAGAAACAACAGCGTAATCTAGTGCAACTATACGGTCTTTTATCATATAGAAAAGTTGACCAATCTCATTGATTTTCTTTTCCATTTCATTAAGGCGATCTAAACTAGACATATTCAACCTCCTAATTTAATTGATTATTTAGTTAACTGCTGCAATAAAAGACTTCCAGCTCCACCTAACCCTTGAGATTTGCTAAGATTATTGCCAGCTTCTTGTGCATTCATCTCATTCATCATCGATTGACTTGGAAATTTTTTTCTTTCTGGGTTACTAACAAAACCTTGACCAACAGGTTTAACTTCTATTTCTACTTCGTGTTGTTCATCTTGTATAGGCTTTTCTGTTTGTTTGACATTTTTCTTTATAAGAGGTTTAGAGGGGGACTTAGGCTTCATCATTTGTTGTTGACCTGCTCCAGTTAATAAAACCTTGTCTGCTAAAGCTGTTAAAGCTTCTATTTGTTCTTCGGTCCAAGGAAGCTCAGCTGACTCACGTCTAATAACCAAAGCTTCGCTTGGGCTTCTCATGCCTAATAAGCTTTCCAATCTAGCTTCAGCAAAAGCTCTGATTTCCTCAGTAACAAGTTCAACAACTTCATCATCTGAAGCCCCTTGCTCAAAAAGATCTTGGCTAAGCAAAACCTGATATAGCTTTGCTTGTTCCACTCTTAAAAAAGCTTCAGATCTGATAGTCATAAAAGATCCTTCATAATGTCATCTAACTGAGAAATTTTAAATCTGCCTGGTAACCATATCTTTGAAGCATACCAAGCTAGACAGATCGCATCTGCAATGTCATTGTCTTTCAATTTAAGAGATAAGTCAAACTCTTCATTTATCATAGCTACAGCAAGATGCTTTGGGGTTATTTTACCTCTAGCAACCTTTTGTTTAACTGATTTATTGTGCTTACGTTGATCTTTATCTAAACGAATGTGGAGTTTGTTTCGCCATTCGCTGGTGTCAACGTAAACTATCTTGTTTTGATAGTGCATGCGAAGTTTAGACAAAACTGAATAATGTATCCACTCAAGTCCTCTTTGGGTGGTACGCTGTTTACCCTTGTTAGTCTGCTCTATGATAATAAAGTCAGGCTGGAGAGTCATAACCAAGGTGTACATATAGTCACCAACAGCGTTGGCCCTATCCATCTGATTATAATCGTATAGTGGATGGGTGCCAGGTGGTTCTGGGGCCACTAAAAGACCATAATCTACCAAGGATGAGCCTTCAAATAAGGCCCATCCAGTTTTATATGACAAATCCAAGCCAAGGAGTTTCACAGTTTTCCTTGGTCCTTGAGGATACGAACCAGCATAGTCTTTTTCAGCTTAATAGCTTTAAGTGGCTCTGTGTAAGTAAGCTTGGCCGTCTTAACTTGCTCTTCCAAAGATTTCAGGTCTTCGTCATCGGCCCGAGCCTCTTCGATTTCTTCCTGGTGACCCATAAGGCTAGCTAACTTGTCTTTGAGTTGTTCTGGATTTAAACCAACAACTTCATCTAAAAAATGTTCATCTAGGTCTCTGATTTTATCCTCAAGCGACTTAGTTTTCTTACCTTTACCTCTACCCATACCAACCTCCTAATTTAATTGAACAAAAGTGTTTTTTGTCCATGTTTCAACGTCAAGTATATCTTTTTTATATTCTATCGACAACACTATTCTATGATTTTTATTACTAGTTAAAACTAAATCATTCTTAAGTACCGAATAAACCTCATTAAAGGGAGCCGCTAAAACTATAAGACTAGATAAATTATTAAGAACTGCCATAGTTTTGCGCCAGGACTCAGCCTCTGATTTAACAAAAAAAACTCTAGACATATCTTTGTCTATTACATCCAATGGATTAAAAAAAAGCTTTGGCGGTTTTACATTATTAACGATAACATAAACTTGTAATTTTTGATCTGGATCACTAATAATAGCTTCAACTATAGATCTTGCATCATGAGGTACTGGAATATTAAAAATGAAAGGACGTTCAGCCCAAGGAGTAAATTCATCCAATCCAGCTTTTTTGTCCGTCATATTGCACCTTTATAACATTGTCGCACATTTCCTTGATTTCTGTAGCGTGGTCAATAAGGATCACTAGTCCTTTATTTTCCTTGCGCATCGTTTCAATGATAGCAGCTTTTGTGGAAGCGTCAAGTCCATCCATAGATTCATCTAGAACTAGCCACCCAAGATTGATTCCAGACCTTGATCTAATAGTTTCAGCTAGTGCCAAATCAACCGCCAGTTCAACCGCAGCCTGTTGTCCGCCAGATAAACTCTTCTTTTTGATTGCCTGGTTTTGCTTCCAGATAACCGTGTTAATCTTTTTGTTTACTTTGCCGCTCTTAGTAACCGATTCACTGGAAAACTCTAAGCTTAACGTGTTGATATTGGGAATATTTTCCATAAAGCGATTAGCTCTAAGTTGGATCTCTCTCAAAACTTCATCAAAAATTACACCCAAGAACCCTTGGCGACCAAGTATCTGGAGTCCATGAGACAGTAAATGCTCTTTCAAGGCAAGTTCCTGGTCTTCTTGTTCTATTTGCTGTTTTCTGTGTATAGACATTTCAGCTTGGTCTATTTGATTTTTCAGTTGAGTGGACAGCTGACTCAGGCTGCCGATCATTGCTTGAGTTTGTTGTCCTGGAGACTGCAAATCGGCAATTTTTTGTCGCAATAAGTTTTGATTTTGTCTCAATTGGTTTATATGGACAGGATCTTTGTACGGTTCCGCTGCGGTGATCACTGACTGGTTTGCCTGGTAAAGGTTCTTTATATGAGCCAAATGAAGCTCTCTTTGTTTGATAGCTTCTTGGTTCTGGTCCCAGTGTTGGCTACATGTTGGACATTTATGGCCTTTAAGTTCAGTCAATTCCTTAAAGATTATCTCAACCTTTGGTTTTATTTGACTATTTTCATAAGAGGCCTGAGAAGCTTTTCTGGTTATTGTGTTGAGCTTGTCTATTTCAGTTTCATATTGGTTGATTTCCTGATTAAGCTTTGAGATTTCAATGCCGGTCGTACTGTCGCCAATTTTTGACCTGTATTCCAAAATCTGGGATTGAGTCTGAGTCAATTTATGTTTGGTTTCTGTGATGTCTATTGATGGAATAGAATTAAGCTGTTTTAGTAACATTGAGTTTGATGCCAATTCAATTTGAACGCTAGACAGCTGACCAGACAAAGTGTCGGCAGCCTTTTCAAATTGATCCAGACCTAAAAGACCCGTAAGCAGAACTTTTTGTTCTGAATCGGTGAGGTCTATAAACTTGTTAGAGGTTCTTTGGGGACGATAGGTAAGCAGCTGCATAACCTCAGGGCTAACTCCCAAGATAGCCTGCAAGCGCTGTTCTGCATCTTTGGCCATAGTTTCTATGGCTACCCCATTTTGAATTAGATGCAGTTTAGGAGAGCGAACTATGTCTATGAAATCACTGTCTTTTTGTATCTTAAGTCTCACATAAATACTGCTAGAATTCCATCCCTTAAGTTCTGTTGCTGGCAAATCACAAAAACCAAAAGCAAAGGCTATAGCCTCAGGGATGGAGCTTTTGCCGATACCGCTAGTGGTGTCTTCGTTTGTGTGTTCACCTGCTATAAGAGTGATACCGCTTTGTTCAAAAGAGATAAGCTGACGATCCTGGAAAGACCGAAATCCCTCTATCTCAATTTCAATCAGCTTTATCATTGTTCATCCTTCTTTTGTGACTTTCACTACGCTCTTCCATAATTTGATCAATGTTTTCAAGGCGTTCTACGGCCCTAACCATAGCTCCATTGTCTTTTATTTCAACATTTTGAGTGGTACCGGCCTTTAAAACAGGGAAACATTTACCGCCACATACCGGGCAAATGATAAACCTTTCCCTTTTTTGTTGGGACTGTCGATGAATACCATGTATATCGCAATTATATGTAAACCAGGCCATATCTACCTCTTGCCGTCTTATCGGATAAAACTTAAAAAAACTTTAACATAAAATTAAAAACCCGGCTAGTGCCGGGTTATCTTAAAAGAACTTGCTTACTTCATTGGCGCTGAGATGTTTATATATCACATCTCTAGCTGCCTCATATCCTTCCATATATTCTTCAGATTTCTTTTCATCGTACTTAACAACAGATCTCATTTCTTGCAGAGCATCCCAGACAGCGGATATGATTTCATTAACCGCCATTGTTCTTTCAATTTGCTCTTTGTCTTCAAAACCATCGAATTCTAAAGTTACTTTCATTTGTCATCTCCTATTGCATTGTTAAATCCACGCGCAAAAGATCTTTCCTGTTCATCAGCTTCATGGTCACGGTTAAAGGAAACTATCCCACCAAGCGTACCAAGAAGGCTTGAAATGCTAATGCTATTTTCAATAGCTTGGGTGACCGCACTAGATGAGTCGAGAAGTAATAAGGGACTAACAAAGGCTTCTTTATAAATGTCGTAAGGCTGATTACCACTTTTGATTTTAGCAATGATTTCATTCTCTTCCTCTGTTGTATGGCCAAAGTTATCAAATAATTTACGAACAGGTCGCATAAAAGCCGCTGCAAGCACACTAGCAGCATGGCAATCAGCAAAATTAGTAGACTCAAGAGCTATGTTTGTAAGATCGTCAGCCAATTTAACTAGGACGTAACCCCCTCCAGGGCAAGCCCCATCCTTAATAGCGCCCCTGATAGCCATCCAGGCATCGTCAGCCCGGTCACGGCGCTCCCTAGTTTCACCAACACTAGGACCGCAGATATACATCCTGGCAATACCAGAAGTAAGTTTGCCAATCCTTACATTTAGGTCGTTTTGCTCATATTGAGATTCAGGAGACTTTAGAAGTTCCTTAAGCTGATCTACCCGGTACTCCAAAAGCAATGGATCTTCTTTGGAAATGATACTTGTGCGGTATCGATTCATTTCCACAGCGGTTACCAGGTTATCCCTTACTATAGCATTTATGTCCATACCAGACAATGGCTTGTCCATTACATTAAAAACCGGGGCTCCAGTATAAGCCTGGAGATCAAGAAGGAATTGGGTCTTCCAACCCGGAATGGGACTTTCAGGGGTCATTAAGGGTAAAATTTTGGGAGTATTAGGGTGGTTCCAATTCGCGTGCATGTCGGCCAGGAACACATCCGAAAACCCATGGGCAATTAAAAGCACATTCTTATGGGGAGTCTTGGCGGTTTCAAAATGTTCCGCCAATTTAGACAAAGCGTCCCAAACCAACATAACATCATTAATTACACCATCATACAACACAACAACCGGGTTTTCTAGTCCAATTATAGTGCCGGTTTTGTCATTAATAAACCCACTGGAGAACTTTTTTAAGGTTTCTTCGTAGCCACGGTCAATGGTGTAGCCATTGATGCGCTCAATTTTGATCTCAGTGGGGCCAGTAGTCTCTACAATAGTCAAGTTGCCCTCTTCACCTACCAAATCAAAAGACTCGACAATCTTAGTGGCCAGATCTTCGTCAGCATTAGCGGACAACTTGGCTACCTGAAAAAGAAAGGTTTCGTAATCTTCTAAGTCCACCTGGATGGTATATTTGTCTTTTACCAGCTGCTTGATGACCGGCACTAGCTTTTGCATGGACCGAACTAACAGTTGGGGAGACAATTTAGGGTTGGACTGGACCACGTCATGGGTAAGTTTGCAGATAGCAGCAGACAAAATAGTGCAACTAGTGGTGCCATCACCTGCCTCAATAGCAGTCCTTAAAGCGCCAGCTCGAGAAGACTCCAAGATAAGCTGTTTAACTGGATCGTGGTATCCAAGATGCTTAATAACGGTAACGCCATCTTTGGTAATAATTGGATCATAGTTGATTTGAGGGTTCTCAATCAAAACCTGGCGACCACCCGGTCCAAGAGTAGCTCCAACTATCTCAGCAATGTTGTTTAGAGTCTCAACCACCACTTTGGCCAAATCCTTCCGATTAGAAATGATCTGCTTGGAAGCTGACTTGGGTTTTGCTGTATGGAAAATGCTCAATTTGTTTCTCCGCCATCTTGACTTGGCTTTTCCCAAGGTTTTATTTGATCGTCTCTTATCTGTTTCATAAAGTCAAGAAATTCTTTGTGCTGGTCCAAAGTTTCCTCAACCGTCATTTCTGGTTCAGGTGGCGGCGGAACTGGAATCTCGTTTTCTTCGTCGTTCATCTATTTTCTTACCTATCTCGGTGTTTTTCTTAGATCTTTGTTTTCTTTGTTGTATTTCTTTCCAGGTAGATGGAGCCCCAAAACGCTTGTCATTCATATAGAAAGCATAACCCATATTGAATGTTTTCCCAACAACTCTTGTTACATACAAGGTAACTTCAGGGTCCTCGCTATAACCCAAACCCTCTTCGTAATAGTTCATCCACCAATTCCGCTGTTCACGGTCTAGATAACCTTTTGACATCAAGTAGTCTTCATGGTGCCAAATGCTATATTCTTTTTTGTATAAGTCGGGTATAGGCTTAAGACCATTAGCTTTTATGTTTGCTTTGAGTTCTTTTCGGTTTTTAGCTAAACGAATGTCTTTGTGGTCATGTTTCCAAACATTCTTGGTAATCCGAAAGAAGTATTTAGCCCAAATACGTTTACATCGGATTACCCTGTTGTCATAAACCTTACCTTTGTTATGGTAACTTTTTGACAACACAGAGATATATTTCAGTTTGGTAAGTTTAACCAGGTATCTACTAAGTGCGGCGGTAGAATAACCCGTAACTTCGCAAATTGTTTTGTTATACCAGCGAAGATCTCCGTAAAAAGCTTCTGACCTTGATTCAAGTAGATGAAGGAGTCGTCTTTCTTTATCCGAAAGACATTTGGTATTAGGAAATTTAGTAATGATTTCATCAAATTCCAGTTGTTTTAAATAGAACTTTTGTTCAGCCTTAAGTTTCCTTAAAACCCTTTCAGGGGTTGGACCAGGAATAGATGCAATACGTTCTTTCCATTCAATAAATTCTGGAGCAAGATTTTGCTCAGATAAATCAGAAATCCCTATTTCCACTTCAGTGGTCGTCATGTATAATGCCCTTACAAACATTCCTGTAACGACATTGAACCAAAAAATCTGAAATGTCAATACGAGATAGGTGATAAACAACAACTACCTTACTTCGTAATGATAATTCTTCTTAATAAATTATGATTACGTAGTAATTGAGATTCTGTTTATCACGTAGTTGGAACTTGACCAGAACCCAGTTAATGGATAAGGTGGTAGTCACCCTTAGGAGGTATGTATGACTGAAATGACATATCGAGACCAAACCACCATTTATCTCCCTGTAGATGATTCCAATCTTACTAAGGTTAAAACTTTTTTGTCTTACAAAGACGAATCAATAGCTTACCTGATAAAGCAAACCCAAAAAAATGGTTACAAATGGAGACAAGATCCACAAAAAACCGCACTTAAGATCACGGAATTAAAGGAACAACTTACTAAATCTCTTTTGTATATGGACGACAAAGGTTACTACACACTTAAGGGATTGGTCTGTGATCTAGAAAAGCAATTTAATTGGGCAAAACCTTCTTTTACAAAATCTGATTTCAAACGCATCCCACTTAAGCACAAACCATTTGATATGCGTCCATACCAAAAAGATGCATTAAATGCGTTACTTAAGTATGAACATGCCAGTATTGAAATTCCGACAGGCGGCGGTAAGAGCCTGATTATATTAAATTTATTGATTAATCAACCTGTAAAAACTTTGATCATGGCTCCTTTGTCTGAAGTAGCTGACCAGCTCTACAAACAACTTTTGCAAACTTTTGGTCCCCAGTATGTCGGTAAGTACTCGTCTACATCAAAAAGCAAGACTAAGCTCTTTACCGTAGCCACCACTCAGGCTCTTACCCGTATCGACCAAGACCATCCTGCTTGGGATTTGTTGTCTGATGCTGAACAAATTATATTTGACGAAAGTCATTCTTGTCCCGCCGCCACTTTCCAATCTATCTGCCTTGAGGGTGTGGGTGCCAAAGCTACGTACCGATATTTTGTATCAGCTACTCAAATGAGGTCTGATGGTAAGGACTTGCTCCTGGGTGGCATAATAGGCCCTACAGTCTATCGGACATTTATGCAAGACTTAGTCAGCCAAGGCTACTTAAAATCGATTCAAGCGGCCTTTTTGCGCGTTCCAGGGGTATCTAGTGCTAGTAGCGAACCTAAGGAAGAAACTAGACGCAACTTGTACGAGAACCCACACGTCTACAAAATGGTTTCGGACATGGTAAGCAAGATCTATGCCCAAACTGACTTACAGGTCTTGATCCTCATAGAGGAGTATAGTCAATTCGTCCTATTAAAAAATTACTTGACAAATCCTTTCGAGTTTGCTCATGGCACAATCAGCAGTGATGCCAAAAATACGGTGCCACAGGAATACTGGAAGTGTGACTTGGCAGCAATAGTGGAAAAATTTAATCGACTTCAAACAAGAGTACTTATTGGCACATCAGCTGTGTCAACAGGTGTTGACATTCAACCTACCGGTGTGATATTCTACATTCAAGGCGGCAAGAGTGAGATTAAAGTTAAGCAAAGTATTGGTAGAGGTACACGTCCAGTTGGTCCTAAAGTGTTGAAAGTGTTTGATTTTATTGTATCTGGTAGCCCCACCTTAGAACGTCATGCAGCCTATCGAAAAGAAATCTATGAGTCCATCACGGAGATTCCCGTAAAGGTTTATTAATGAGTGAACATTTCAAAGATTTCGTAGCTTTTTGTAATAAAGAAGCTAAACGAATAGCTAAGGCTGATCCGAGGGACCAGGAAAAGCTATTAACTGATCTGTTCGTACTAGAAGATGAGTTTCGCAGAATAATTGCTACCAAGAAATGGGAAAACATCATATACCCAGCTTTTGTTGACTATATAGTTAATACAAAAGGAAACGTTCTAGCCGCTAGAGTGTATTTTCGGGAAAGACAAAGCACTTTTAGTGCTGAAATGAGTAAACTTTTTAAAAATAACCAGCTTTATACTGTACTTGGCAACTACAAAATCAATTATGAGTTTATTAACTGGGTATGTAAAAACTTCCCTTATTCAAAAGACAAGCCTAAGTACAAGAAATTACACGAAATTAAAGATGAAGTAGTTAAGATCAGGCAGATTTTGTCGATGAAAGATGTTTTTCTGGCTCTAAACCGCGCCAGACTCTTTTGGAACAAGTCCACTAATTGCAAACTGGACTACATGGACATCGTCCAGGATGCCTGCGAAGGCTACCTTAATGCAGTGGACAAGTTTACCCCTCCCTATACGACTACCTTTAGGGCTGTGGCTATTGGCCGGATGCTCCTTAAGATGCTTACCGACAACAATGCCCCAATGGTTCGACTACCACCTACTGACCAAAGGGTTTTATATCGAATCAATAATGCCAAGTATAGAGAAGGTCTTAGTTCAAATGAAGAGGTATTGGAGTTTGTTAAAGAAAGTTTTCCTAACGTATCTATGGACAGACTTTTAGCTATCGAGGCTTCTACTGAGATCTTTTACCCATTTGGTGGGGTAGGGGATGATGGAAAAGGTAAATGGAATGATGATAGCGAATTTGGTAACCCTGAAGAAAGACTTATTGAAGCTGACCTTAAGTATCGGGTATCTTTGGTTTTTTCTACATTAACACCTTTTCAACAAAAACTTATTAAATTAAAATTTGGAGACAAAAAATGGAGTTAAATTATAAATATGTATTGGGTGCTTGCGTTGTTGCTTTGGGGTGTGGTTATCTTGCTGGATATAGTAATCGTAAAACTGTTACGACTGTGCAGGAAAAAATTGTCGAAAAGGTTGTCACGGTCGAAATGGATACATCAGTTAAGGCTAAGGAAACTAGCAAAGCTGAAAAGTCTACAAAAACCAAAGAGACAATTAAACAAAAAGACGGTACGGTTATTACACGCGAAACGGATAGTAAAGAGACTTTAGATATTTCTAAAGAAATTGACCTGAGAGTTAAAGAAAAGCTTGCTCAAATTGAAAAAGAACAAAACAAAAATAAAACTGTTGTTGTCACCACACCTAAAAGAGTGCATATTAGTGTTCAGGCTGGTCTTGAGTCAGATGGTCTTGGTTTTGATAATTTGACCAAAAAAGCGATATATGGCGCTCAACTGGAATACAATTTGTTTAGCGCTATTTATATAGGCGGCTGGGGTAATAGTAAAAAAGATTTTGGCGTTAGCGTGGGGATTGATCTATGAAGGTTCTTGGGCTCAGTGGGTGGCGAAGATCAGGCAAGGATACTGCTGGCGACTTTTTACGCCAACATGGGTTTATGCGGGTGGCTTACGCCGATGCATTAAAAGCCAATGTAGCCAAGTTTTACGGTTTGTCGGATGCTCACCTGACCGACCAGAAACTTAAAGAAGAGCCTCTTCTGGAATACCCTGCTTATGTGGGTGACAAAGGTTCGCTTGGTATTGTGTCTGCTTTTATGAAAGAGCTGTGTACTGCATCAGGCAATAAGCTTGGTCAATACGACATTATGCTTTATACCGATGGCTGTGCTTATCACTCTGTTGATGGCGAAAAGCTTTATTGGACTCCAAGAGCTTTAATGATCATGGAAGGAACTTCCAAAAGAGCGGTGCATAAAGACTACTGGGTTATGCAAGCTATTAATAAGATTGACCAAATGTCGGAAAGCTTTAAGAACTTTTACATTAGTGATGTGCGCTATAAGTCTGAAGCTGAATCTATGAAAAAAGAATACGGCAGCGATTTTGTATCTGTTCGGATTAATCGATATGATGATTGTCCATCAACTGACGCATCTGAAAGAGATATGGATGATTATGTTTTTGACTACGTGATCGACAACAAAGGAACCTTAGCTGAGTTTGAAGCCAAGGTTAGCTCTTTGGTTTTAGAGGTGTTCTAATGGAAGTTAAACATGTAATGGCTTTGGCCGCTGAAATTGGAGATACTTTTCAAAAGCTGGAAGAGGCTAGGCGAAATCTTGTTGGCTTAAGCGGTGCGGTAGTAAATAAAAACCCCGAAATGGTGGAATTTTATTACCAACGTTTCGAGGTCACTCAAAAAGACTATGATAAAACTTGTAAAAACTTCTTACACCAGATCCAGCGTTTGGCTGTGGCCAATAAGCATACCACTCAAGACAAAGATATTGGCCGCTAATCACCTAGCTCTGAAAATTCTGCTCATACCTTTAGTCCATCCTGGATAAGGTACGCACTGAACATGACACCAGCCAATAGTTTGAGTCGGCTCTTCGATCCAGACATCAAAATGGTCCAACCTTGATGCTATCCACTTAGCAAAATCGCCTTTACCATCAGCTACGTCAGCTGCAAATCCAAACATATGTTTACTTGCCTTAGCTCCACCTACTGCTGCGTTGTGAATAGGGCACCTAAAGGCATTTGTAAGACCAATAGGTTTGCCGTAAGCTTCACGGATTTGGTTAAGTTTATCAACCAGTTGTTGGGTAGGTAGCTTTTGGCAATTGCCGCAAGCTGTACCGTGACATTGGAGTTCGCTGTCTTTGAAGTATTTACTGTTCATATTAAGTCTTTATAATAAAGTTGACGCCCTTGTTGTGCGGCCTGGTTTCAGAGTCACCAGTGTTAAGGGTAACGTTGGCTGTAGTTGTACCGCTAGCTAATGCAACGTTGGTAACTCCTAAAGTTTGACCGGTAGCTGTACCCGAAACGGAAGATGCAGTATTTGATCCTGAAACAGACCCTCCGGCAGTTAGTACACTAGCTGTACCATCTACAATCCCTACTTGTCCCGGTCCTGCTGAACCTGTTACGACATAACCAGCATTATTTATCCCTAACCTAGCACCTACGTTGTAAGTAGGATTACTAAAAGTACCTTGAGCTCATGCTTGTGCAACAGCTGTACCAGTTACAGTAGAACTAGCATGAGTATGACCTATATCTGTGGTGCCGGTAACAACACTTGCTGCATTAGTAACGGTCATACCATTTTTAGCAGTAGTGTGCGTTTGCCATCCACCTAAAGTAACTGCCGAACCTACGTAAGGAGTACCTACACCTCTAAGAACGGAAGCTCTATAGTCAGGCACCCTAAAATTACCAGCTAATGGAGCGGAATATGCTCCATTAGTAGTTGGATTCATTTGAGTATCGTAAGTGGTTGAGATTACTGCAAACAATGAAGAATATGTAGTTTGGCTTACTGGTGATCCATCACACAAAAGCCATCCAGCTGGAGCTGTAGCTCCAGCAAAAGGTAGAACCGCTCCACTTGGCATAAAACCGGCAGAACTTGTTAAATCTGCTAAAGAAATTGGCATAATTTGTCCTTAGGTGTAGACTTTCCAGCCAGTAGTGGAATCAATATATACTAATATAAGTTGAGAATTGTTTACGTTACCAGTTAAATCTGTGGCAAGTCCATTTATGTTGGACCCGTTGCGTAAAACGGTTAAGTTGTTGGTTGCCCAAGTACCTTTAGCATCAAAAACCCGGACATTTTGTCCTGCACTAGGGCTGGCAGGTAAGGTAATTGAAAAAGCTGCACTAGTAGTGTTGGCCATTAAAAAGTCGCCAGCAATAGCTGTATATGCACTTGTTTTTATTGGATACACTTGACTAAAAGATCCAGTTACAGTAAGATCTCCTTGAATAGTCAAACTGCCGGTCAATTGGTTATTGAGTGGCCAATAAGCGTCTCTGGTAGCCCATCGGCTGTTGGTAGAGTCCCACAAAACTTCTACCCATGTGCCAGGCAAATTAAGGATCAAGCTGGTGTCAAGTGACCCGGCATAATAGATGTTATTTGCCCCTCCATTTAACGTTACACTGTTTGGATTGCCCCAGGTTTGGGCCATATCGGTGAAACGAATAATGGTTCCAGGAAGTGATGCTACCGGTAAGGTAACTGTTACGGCTCCGCCTGATGTTGACACCAAGTAAGAAGTATTGGACAAAGCGCTAAAACTGGCTGTCCTTACTGCCAGCGCCATTCCTCCGCCAATAGCCGATTCAACTCCACCAGACGTTTGTTTGTAAACATTGCCATCAGTTTTGGTATATACCCGAGTAACTCCACTAGATGGAGCTGATGGAGTAGATGCCTGATTAGTTAAGTCAATATACTGAGTTACAGACAAAACGGTAACAGTTGGAAAATAGGCATCATCTGTTGCCCAGTAAGACCCAGACCATATAAACTCAACCCAAGTACCCTTTACGTCAAGTATTAAACTTGTATTGGTTACTCCATTGACATTTATAAGTTCTCCGCCAGTTGAAGTAACCGTAACAGGAAAGTTACCCCAATTACCGGTAGCATCACTAACCATAACACGAGCATTGGTGGCACCAGCTGGTAGTGTTATTGTTTGACTAGCAGAAGTAATGTTTGTTAGGTATTGGGTACCAGACACAGCTGTGGTGCTGCCGGTAATCAGTGAAGTAATATATCCACTACCGCCAGATCCGCCGCCGCTACCAACGTATTGGTAAATGGACGATCCGGTAACCGTTTGAATGGTTCCGCTGATATTTTGTAAAACCACAAAACCGACAGGAATGGTGCTAGTTGGAACGGTTGGTGTACCTGCTGCGGCAATAGATGCGCCTTGTGTGCCTGCCGTTAAAACAATACTACTGGCACTATTGATAGCAATACCAACTTTAATAAAATTACCGGAAGATACTGTAATTACTAAGTTAGATCCAACGCTTGGAACTGCGTTACCGCCTGAAGCGGTTGGGAAAGTGACAGTTCCGCCAGCAAAAGTTGGGATAACCCCACTTAAAGGGGATACAGTAGAGCTAGCACCTATGGTTGCATTAACTACCGTAGTTGCACCTATGTTGACCACCTGGTCAGCAGGGCTACTGGGAGTCATAACAAAAGGAGGTGTAGCCAAGCTGTTTAAGGAGCTTAGTATTGTATCCAACCCACTGTTGGCAGCTGCCGTAATTCTAGTGAGTATGGCGTTATTTTTTACTTGACGAGCAGATACGCGAACAGCCATAAATTAAACCTCTTTACGGAATCTAATTAAATCTGGTTCCGCACCAGCGACTAAGTCAAAAGTCATAGAAATCTGCGTTCTAGTTCCAGACCCAACATAGTTATAGTCATAAATAACGGTCATTTTTGCGCCGTTAAAGTACACTTCTAGGTCAATCCCAGTGTAGGTACCACCATTCGGTAAAGTAATAGGGGTACCTGCAGTAATGGTGCTAGGGGTAACATATGTTGCATCATAAATAGTAGAGGCAAGGTCTACCATTCTAGGTACACCGTTTACTAATTTAAGAGCAGAAGCCATATGTTACCCCTATTAAATTAAGCGTTGACGCCGTTAATTTGCATGTTGCCGACCCACATTGTGGTGGTAGTAGCAACCACGCCAACTCGGTACACAGCAGCCAAGGCAGCCGTAGGAGCTGTAGTACTAAATGCACCTGCCGATGTCAAATAAACTGGCTTACCAATGTCACCGGCAGAAAAGGCTGTGTCAGAAGATCCAAGAGTATGAGTACCAGTAGTTAAAACTTGAATTGCTCCAGCAGCAGACACTGCTGAGGCGTTCATTGTTACTCCATAAGCGTAAAATTTGTCTGAGCTAGTTGTGTCTTGATCTGCTTTATAAGCTCTACCAGCAGTTTCACCGCTTATGGCGTAACGCACAAAGAAAGAGGTATTAGCAGCTAAAGCTTCTCCTGCAACAGTTGACTGGCTAACATTAGAGCCAGATGCCCAAGAAAGGACACCAGAACCGTCTGTAGTAAGTGTCTGACCTGGGTTGCCGTCATCCAAAGGAAGAGTCAGGGTGTAGTTGGCTGCAAGTGCGGATGGAACTTTGAGGTTAACACGGAAAGTGAAGGTACTTTCATACAGTGATAAGGCAGGCCCGGAAGAGTTGGAGTTGTATAAAAGTAATGCACCATGGGTTGCTGAAGCGCCATTGAGTGTACTTATCGAAGAACCTACAACAAATGAAGAAATATAGTTACTAACGCTCAGCGGCGACGCTGTTGTAGATTCCAGGAGGACTTTGAGACCAATGTCTGAATTACTAACACTTGAACCGTAAATGTCGAGCCCAATTCCCGAGTCCCTGGTGTTGTCGACATAGATAGCAGCATCACCAGTGTTCGCAGAGGGGCTTACCTGAAGACCTTTTTGCGCTGTAACCGATAAGAATTCCGTACCAGCAATGACGACAGCGCCGTCTGTGGCGTTAGTGGTGATCGTTGCACCGCCGCCGTTCACATCGTTGTCGTAGGCATTTTGGAGTGTAGTATAAGAAGAAACGTTAGTCCAAGTACCATCAGCACGAAGGAAGTTAGTAGTTCCACCGCCAGAAGCAGGAGCTAAACCTTTAAGAGATGTTGTAAACTGGTTAAGTAGTGCAGTTGCTTGAGTTCCGGTTAAGTCTTCAGGAGATCCGGTTCCGGCTGTGGCGCGACCCTTAAAGGTAGCTGTGGCAACGTTTGCCAACATTGAATTAGTAACAACACCGCTTGCAATAGTGGTAGCAAAAGAGCCAGTACCAGAACCTGTAACATTACCGGTCAATGTAATGGTTTGATCGCCAGTGTTGGTGCCGGACAGGTTAGAACCAGTAACAGTGCCAGAGGCACTAATAGTAGCGGCGCTAAGTGTGCCTGTAATGGTTGGGCTAGCACTAAAGACCACATTACCGGTACCAGTAGTACCTGAAACCGTTGTTCCTTGGATAGCTGCAACAGTAGTAGCTTTAGATTCGGACTGGGTAGCCGCAGAGGCAGTTACGTCACCGGTCAACTGGTTGATAGCATTAACTGTTACTATGCCAGTTTGGCCGTTAACTGAAGCAACAGCATTCGAGTTAACCGATTTTTGCCACACAGATCCACTATAAACAACCCAGTCACCAGCAGCGAAGGTGATGTTACCGGCACCAAAGTTAACAGTGCCTGCGTCACTTGCAACATAAACGTCACCGGCATTACCTGTTCCGTTGGCTAGTGTAGGTGTGTTGGTGGATGCTGCCCAGGTACCCAGGTATTCCATAACCGAGTTAGGCAACTGGCTAACAGGGATTTTTCCGCCGCCGTCCAAGGTAGCGATACCGTTGTTAGCGCCTAGTTGGTCAAAACGAAGAGCATCACCGTTAGCGGAAGGAGCGCCGAGGCCAGTGACCTTGTTACCACCCATGGCAAGGTTGCCAGACATAGTGTCGCCAGCTTTAGCGACCTTGCTATCAATCTGGTCTTGAGCGTTGGATGTCAAAGAGTTGATAAATTGGAATTCCGTGCTCGTAACCGATCCATCAGCAATTTTAGTTGCATCGATAGATCCAGCGAGCATTGCGCTGGTAATCCCGCTAGCCTTGACTCTTAGGGTGTCGGCATTGATTTCAATGGAAGAGTTGTCAACATTAACAGCAAGATCAAGAGTTTCGTCCCCACCTGGATTAGTAACCGACTTAGACAATCCTGCACCAGCAGTAATTGTGTTGTTAAGGTAGTCTGCATTTGTATCAGCCGCCGTTACCTTAACTTTACCGTTACCTGTACTTAAAGCTGAATCGATACCAGCCAAAGCTCCCTTAATGGTAGTGGTAGTAGGAGTAAAGTTTGTATATGTGTTGTCATCGCCAATCAGATCGGAACCGGTAACACCAGTAACTGAACTGAGTTCTGTTTCGGTAAAATAGCGGCCATCGTGTGTGTGAGAATTAGTGCCAGTTGCAAAATCTGAACCGTTTTGCAAAGCAATCAGATTTGTAACAATAGTTTTGGTTAATTCAACTGGAGTTGAAGTACCAACTTTCAAACTACCTACAATCAAGGTGTTTTGCGAAATGTCTACGTTTCGCTGAACCCCTAAAACCAAGCGACCAATTAACGACACATCTACCATGATACCTTCTTATTCTTTTATGTTAAGTAAAGTTTTAGTCTTTACCTGTTAGATTGATTTGATCTATTTGACCTACGGTTGCCTCAATGTTGATGTGCATACCATAGATATTGAGTAACTTATTGGCTTCTAGTGTAGCTTTATTAACCGCACTTAAAATTTCATTGACTTTGTCGCTGATTTGTGTTGACAAACTATCAATGTCTTCAGACCTCAAAGAATTAACGTCAACTTTTCTAACGCGCTCCATAAATACTCCTTATAGCTGTCCAACCAATTGAATAGTCAGGACAATATCTTTGTTTACGGGATTGGTATTATTTGCCGCTACAGATCCAAGTCTTATTACATAGTTACCAGCAACAAAACCACCAGACCCAATTTCAGGTACGGTGTTTGTCAAAGATCCGTCAATAGCTACCCACAATCGATCACCTAGGGCAGCGCTGGTAGTAACGTTTTCTAGTCGGCCACCCAAAAGGACATATCCACTAGAACTGTTGTTAATGGCTGTCAGGGTAATTCCAATCACTTTTTCCGAATCAGCTTGGATTGTTGGATTGGTTTTTTTGATATACCCAGAAGAATCGATACATACGCAAGACAAAGCGGAAATAGTAGAACCAGATTGATTGGTAAAAGCAGACTTTACCATTGCAGAAGCTGGCGAATAAGCTAAAGATGTTATGACGTTAATCGGATCAGACCCATCTCCTTTAGTATAGATTAGGTCTTTTGTTGTTAAGTCTGTGTAAATACCGGCTTTATTGGATGGTAGTGGATTAGTTGAAACGGGTGTTAATTGAAGACCCGTAGGATCAATTACCCCAGTAACCTCAAGATCGCCCTGAATACTCATCAGTTTGCCACTGGCACCAGTAATTGTTACTGGCACACCGGTAGATATATTGATAGTATTGCCAGCCAAATAAGCTGACTGCAGGGTGCTTCCACCTCCACCTCCACTAAAATAAGCCTCTCCAGATAGATCAATTCTAAAAACAACTTCATCTGTTATAAGTAGATCTTGCTGGATTTGTATTTGATTGCTTTGGGCAGATGGAGCGCCAACTTCATAATAGTCAACACCTAAAACTTGTTGAACTCCGTTAAGAAAAACTAAAAGTTCGCCACTGCCAACAATATAGGTACGGCCAGATCCAGCATTTCTTGAATCATTTGGTAGAGTAATTAATGAGCCGCTTGATATTGGACCCGTAACTTGATTGCTATTGGCTGGAGCACCAGAAACAACAAGTTTAGCTTCATAATAGATATTCTGATTGATTGTGTCCAGGTGAGGAAAAAGAACAACTTTATTTGTGGCAGTGGCAAAACCAACAACAAACACAACCTGGCCAGTTGTTGTTGGGGCAGTGCTAGTCACACCGCCAAAAACTGTAGGAGACAAATAAACTCTAGCTCCAAGGGTAAGGCTACCGCTAGACACGGTAGCTTCACCAGCAACTTGCACTAGACCAGTGGCTCCATTGGCAATATCGGCCACTACAACACCCAAAACGGACCCGCAGTTTGCTATTGCGTCAGCTTTTGGCAGACTAAGGTATCCGGCTGTGGAAATGTTGCCACCAACAACTGTACCGGCAACTACGGTTGATCCGGTGTTGTTAAAAAGACTAAGAATAACACTACCGGTAGAACTGCCTGGACCACCAAATTTACGTATCAAGTCAATTACAGCAACCGCACCCTGACGCTTAACCCGAACAGCTCCAATTGGAATAGATGGGAGCATGGTTGGATATATAGCGCTGGTATTTACAGCATTACTGGAACCGATACTAACATTAATTGCAACTGTGGTAGATCCATCTGCCTGAGTGGTGTCTGTAGCTAAAGAGAAAATATACCAAGCATATTCTAGGGTTGTGGGAATAGCAGTAGTAATACCAAGCATACCGGCACTGGTGGCACCAGTAATTGTACCGGCAGTAAAGTCAATAGTAGCGCCAGCAAATGTTACAACTTTACCCATCAAGGTAAAGGTAAGAGTTTCGCCTTGAAATACGTAGTCACTGCTTTGAACAGCTACTGTTGAAGTGCTAGTACTAACTAACTCTAACTGTTCCCAATAAGGGTTAGAGACTTCGTCTGGCGTTTCGCCAATAGTAAAACTTTGACCATTTTTCAGACGATATTCGTCATCAAGAATAACATCAGCACCGTCTCTACGGGCAATTACATATAGATCATTTCTTTGAGGTAAAAGGTCGGCACTAGCAACAACAACCACACTTAAGGTGGTTGGTGTATTGGTACGAATATTTGCAATAACATAAGCTACAGTGCCAGAATTCATTATCAGGCTGGCAGCAGTAATTGCGTTAGATGACAAAACCATGCCAGGGACACTGATATAGGCCCCAGACGACCAAGTCAGGGTATTGGTGCCAGAATTCCAACTCCAATTGCCGCCAGCAATTACCTCAGCGTTATTAAGCTGGTACTCGCCTGAACGGCCCGACAATATGTCTTCTAAATTAGCCATTTAAGCCACCTTATGATAAAATTCGCCAGTCATTTAGGGTAGATGCAAAAACCAACTGCACAAATAACCCATTACGACTAAGGGCTACGCTAGATTGCCCTTGGATAGTAGCTCCACCACCTGGAGTAACAGTTAAAGCATTGGTACCAAAAGATCCCAAGCCAGATCCGCCATCTATAATAACGATACTGTCCCCTAAAACAGGGCCAGAAGGGAGAGTTACGTTTGTGGCAGTTGTGCCGGTGTTAACTATTAGCTGTTGCCAAGAGGTAGCGTTATAAGTAGCTTGATTTGTTACTTCTATTGTAGTATAAGCAAATCGGCCAATAGGTGCCCAAGATCCAGACAGATACTGATTAAGTCCATTTGCCGAATTAAAATATACGTCCCCTGCCTGCGGGTCTGCAGGAGGGGAAGCCAATGGAGTAAAAAGAGTACCTTTTCTTATTTTCAGGAATGATTTTGACATGTTGCGTTATCTTCCCACGTCCGATAAGCATAAAGATCCGTGGATAAGATTAAGATTTGCCTAGATCCTTTCTTCTTCAAAATCGTCATGTTCATCTTCGTCGTATTTATCTTCCCAGTTGTTCATTTCTTCCAGAGCAGCAACTTCTTCAATATTTTCCAGATGTTTTGCATACATATGGCCAATAATTTGGTCCATAACCAAAGCAACTATTCCAATAATAGTCCATCCATTGCTTCCGGTAAGTATCATACCAAGAATAAATAAAGCCCAAACACCGACAGACAAAATTCTAAAGTTTTTCCAGGTTGTGCTATCCATTTTTTAATCTCCTTGCTGGTTACTAAAATCTTATCGGTTGTTTTGTGGAAAACTTTAGTTGATATTTGCTAAGTTTGGTGTAAAAGTGTTTTCGGAGGTATTTTATGCCAGATCTGGAAATAAACGGATATCGGTACGTAACTTTAAAAGACAATGACCCTTTTGACTATAACCCAGCCAAAAAAAAAGTTGTACCTTCAAGTCAAGTTATACCTAAAATGGGTACAAGTAGCAGTATGAATGAGATAGAAACAGATGAAAACTATTATCGCTATACTCGTAATAAGATAGTTACTAGACTACAGTCTCCTATAGAGCTGTTTTATCAAGTTAGCGACCATTTAGATCTATCAAAAAAAAGATTTGTTACTTCTGTTCTTATGGATATGGCAGTAAAAAGTGCTCCATCTTTTTTTGACAGATTTAATAACACCTTTGAAAACAAAAAGATTGGACTGTTCGCTTCTCAAAAGGAAGATGGAGGAGCAATTCTAAGCGATGAGCGTATTAGTGACAAGTTTGTTGATTTTTTTGATTTTGTGTGCATGCAAATACAAGAAGACGTATTACTTGTAAGTAATATTGACGGCACACCTCGCGTAAGTTTATGTCACTCTTTTGCCCCTAATGGATGGGGAGCCAATACTGTCATAAACAAGTCTTTTGAAGAGTTGCATAGCGAAGTGGTGTTTTCTGATAGTAAACTTGTATTTCCTAGTGGCAACAAGTTGGCCGTTAAGCTTACTAAGTCTTTTTGTAAACTGGAAAGAATTGGAGCTATTGGTTTTTATACAAATCCAATCCTTAATAGGCACCCAGCTCTTAGACCACCAGATGAATACAACATATTTAATCCCAACAAACCGGAATTATATCTAAAATTTGAAAGGCAGACCATTACTGGATTACCTGAAATAGACTCTTTCCTTTTTATAGTTAAAAATTACGTTATAGACGTTTTTGCTCCAGATAAATATATTCAAAATTTGAATATGCTTGAAAACATTGACAAAAATGCTTATTACAGAAACTGGCTACAGCTTAATGTTGAAAATGTAAAAAATGAACTTAAAAAAAGGATAACACAATGAAATTCTTAGGTATTAGCCTGTTGATACATCTAGCAATAGCCTTTTTATTGATGTATCGTAAGGCGGAAACTATCAAGCAAGTTCCTAGGTTAACATCTAATAGTGTTGAACAGCCTAAATCATTTGAACCTATTAAAATAAAAATTTCAGTAGAACCACCTAAACCACAAAAATCTAAGAAAATTGTTAAATATAAAGAAGTTGTTGAGGAGCTTTCTTGTGACAGTTTTTATTATGGTATAGGTTATACTGGTAGTGTGTATGCGGATGACGAAGGAAAGTGCAACGTAGACAAATTGACCATCAATGCACCCTTATATAGAGCTGGAGTAATACCTGGAGACATAATAGAAGGGGTTCCAGGTGAAATTTGTCCCGGTAGAGGAGCAAATGGATCATCATTAAGTGTAACCGTTCGCCACCAGGACACTATTCGGACCATTTTATTGCAAAGAGAAAAGATCTGTGAGAACTAAAGTTTTCTACAAAACAACCGATAAGCTTTTGGTAACAAGGAGAACATAATGCAATATAATAAATTTTGGGTAGGTTGGGATTTTGGTGTAGGGATTATTTTTTTAGTTTTAAATCAAACAGTGCTTGGGCTTTTAATGATTGCGGTTGGCTTTGGAACGGCATGGCTGGAAGCCAAAAAAGAACAAAAAGGTGGTTAATTATGTATACGGCAGTTTACATTATTGACAACAAAAGAATACTTAAGAAAATCGAAAGATTTCCTTACAAAACGGCAGCTGTTACCTGGTTATTGTTAAACCAGTTTGAGCAGCAAGAAGACAAATGGGTTAATCCTTTTTCTAACGATGTTGCCACAATATATTCTAATTTAGAAGAGAGCGAAAATGATGATTAAATCAGTTTGGGGAAACGTTACCTTTATCTCAGCTAGTTATAACTGGCCAATCCCAGTTAAACACTATTGCCACACATGCCAAAAACGTACACTACAGCTTGAAGGTAAGCCATACTGGCTTGATATGAAGCCTGTGCAAGACTTTGAATGCGCTAAGTGTGGTGACAAGGTCACAAAAAGAGCTACAATATGAAAAAGGTTTTTGTTTTAGTATTTTTGCTTGGATGTGGCAAAAGCGAAGATGCTATGATGGAAAGAATGTCTGATATAGACTATCGGCATAATCTTATGCAAAACCGCATTATAGAGCAAGAAAGAAAGTTAAACCAACTTGGTGCTCAAATAAGAGATACCGAGCAACAATTAGATCAAATTAGAGGTTTATTGGAAGTTTACATAGAAAAAGCGGAAAAAGCTTTTAATTCTATTGAGTTAAAGATTGAAAAAGAATCTAAACCTAAAAGGAAAAAGAAATGAAAGAAAGGTTTGTTGGATTATATCTAATGAAAGATGCCATGGAATGGAAAGAGTATACCCACAAAAGTAAAGAAAGTGAGGTGGCTACCGAGCTTTTACTTAGGTGTTCAGAAATGAACAACTATAATGACGAATCTTGGCATCTAAAAGCGGCCAAAATTGTACGTCAAGGCTTAAGGCCGGATGGAGTATGGGTAAATCGTGACGTGGTTTTGTATCGAGAGTTCAGTAAACGTAAGTAGCTGTGTATCTCATTACAGCGTCCTCTACACTGTTACCCTTTACAGCTGGAAGCCAGTTTCCAGCTACAAAAGCGTGATATATCTTGCTTTTAGGGTTATATGCCACATAAACAACATATGACCATATTTTTGTTTGATGGACTACTATACCGTAAACTTTACTATCCGTTGTGGGCTTCACTGAAAAACCATCCCGTCATTATATATTTAATCCCCTTTTCTAGGGGATATCCAGAGTGTACATGTGTCCAATACGGTGGGAACAAGACAAGTCTACCCGCTTTAGGTTGAACTTTTAGTTTTTGATAAAGAAAACCGGTAGATCCGCCATGGTCTTCAGGTACGTCATTAAGGTATATAATATACGTCAACGTCCTGGCAGCTGACCCAGTTTTAAAACAGTCTATAGATTGAGCGTTTTCAATATGCCAAACATACCTGCCACCAGGTTGAGTCTTTTGAAGCTGATATCCTGTGTCATGATTAAACAGGTAATCTGGAGCCCAACCTATTGAACATGGATGATTTGTAAGTTCCGATACCACCCTAAGGGTGCTATCATGTAGACATTGATAAAACTCAAGATCTATTTCTTTAGACTCATTACTTTGAAGCTGATATAAGTGTATATCTTTGCTATCTTTTATTTCTTTATTAATGCCTGAGCCGGTTGACCCATCCATTTGATGAGATTTGCTTTTTTCAAAAACTCCTAACACTTTTTCACAAAAATCTACAGATAATACATTATCCAATATCCAAATATTATCACCCAAATTAACAGGTGAATTAAAAACTATATGATTAGGAACAGTAACCATTCCGTCTGGATCGTAAAATTTAGTTTGTTTTTGCGCGTATTCCATATTTTTGTCCTAAAATAAACCCCGGAAAGGCAGTCCTAACCGGGGTAACAGCAGGGCTCACCAGGGATTTTATTAGTAATCCCAATTTTCAAACACGAATTTCATAGTACCATTAAACCCGGTATTAGTGGTAGTATATTGTAACAAAAGATTTGGCCCAGACACAACAGCACTAAAATCCGTTCCAACATCCCCAGATGTGGCGCTAGTACCAGCTATTCCTGGTGTAGCTCCACCTGTAACCCACAATGTACCTGTTTCCAAAAGTGAGTTTCTGACAACTGAATAATCAATCTTAACTGACTGAACTGTACTTGGCACTGTAAGGAAAGTTCCGTTTGTGGTGTTGTCGATTAGTGTAACTTTGGTCATAGCTTTACGGTTACCAAAGAACACCTTGTTGTCAAGTTTTTGAGCTATAACGTAGATCAGATCGCTGCCAGCTCCAGTATACAAAAGACTGGATAGATTGCCTGTAAGTACACTTAAGCTTACTGGACCTGTACCTGTTCGATTAATAACAACATAAGCTACGTCGCCTTCAGATGCCAAGGTAACTGATCCGGCTGCAACTGTGTTATGGTTTTGAGCAACCCCTGGGACATTTACATAAGCTGGAGCCGACCAGTCAAGAGTTGTACCGGTATAAGTTAGTGTGCCGCCACCAGACATCAACATGTTTTGGTTTTGGTTTATGACGCCTATCTGAGATAAAACGCTATTACCAAGAGCTAACGTATCAAAAAGGCATTCAGCCAAAACTATTATAGATTTTGCACCGTTCGTATAAGTTGAGTCATGTCGATAAGTTATGCGATAAAGTGGCTCTAGTTCTGTTTTGTCAAAACCTGGCACCAAAACGTTTGTCCAATTTTCGGCAAATGCTCCATATGGATCAGCATATTGAGCTTGACCTGCAATAGATACAACTTGATTTGCTTGTGACCTTAAAGCTACAACCCAGTAATTATAATAATAACCGCTAGTTACTGGTTGAAGCGACCATGTCCCACTTAACTGGTTCCATTGAGGAATACTGGAAGATAAAATAACCGGAGAAGTTGTCGCAGGATTAAGAATATAGTCAGATGTGGCTAGATTGTTTGCTGTATAAACCTGACTAGAGGCAACACTAGCGCTAGATACACTATATGTTCTATCTGGAGTTCTAAGAGATCCTGAGGCAATGGTAAACTGATAGTCAGTGTTACTTGTACCGTTTGGAGTCAAGTTAGACAAAGTTAAGCTAAATCCAAATGGAGCTAACGTGTTAACTTGACGAACGTATTCCCTATTTGCCCAGTCAATCGTTACTAAGTTTCTAGCATCAATAGATGTAGATTGCGCTGGAGTGGCGCTATCATAATACACAACAGCCACAAGAGCATTGTCGCTAATTAATGTTTTAGGATTGTAAACTGAAGTTTGTTGAAGTGCTCCAGACACATCCATATAAACATAATATAAACCAGACCCAGAAGGTAAAACCAATACGGCATTGGCAATAAGATCTATTTGTTGACCTTTGATGTAGTATGTTGCCAAAGATGGCACTACCAGAGTAAGCTCACGAGTTCCTGTGGTAAAAGTGACACTTGACTGACTTAAATCTGAAAAGCCGGTAATTTCGCCATTCACATCAGCTGAATCTAGTCTATGGTATTCAATCCCATTTGAACCATATAGGCCACTAGACAGTGGGTCATCATGCCACAAAATTCGACCCTGGCCAGCAGCTGGAAAAACTGGATTGCTTGGAGCTTCTACAAAAAGTCCGTTTAAAAATATAGCTCCACCTGTACCACCTACACTTGATCCAGCGGCAACATATACATCTCCACCGTTACCAGTTCCGGCAGTTTTATTAGAAGCAATAAGGGTTAAGTTAGATGCAGAATTAGAATCATTTACTGAATCATCTCTTAAATAGATAGACCCAGTTCCATTAACACTGGTAAGATTATCAACAACCCAGCTGGTACCATTATATCTTAAAATGTTGTCAGCATTTACCCCTTGTGGCAAACCCATTGATTGCCATATGGTTAGGCTATTGTTGTAAAAATACGAATTACCTGCATTAGTTATACCAGATAAAATATATACTTGGTCTCCACCGTAAGGTAAACCGCTGGCGTTAGCTCCTAGTGCAATTACGGTCCATGTAATGTTTATTCCAACAACAGAAGCTTTTTGAAGTTGGTTTGATACTTGAGGTATCAAAACTATCATTCCATCTGTTATGGTTATTCCATCAACAGGTGTAGCTGTAGTTACAGGTAAAGATCCAATTATGCTATCATAAAGATCTATAGCTACAGTTGGGATATTATGGCCGTTTACATCCCACCAATACCACCCAGATCCATCCCATTTACGGAATCGATTGTCTATGGTGTTATAATAAATATCTCCAACAAACAGGCCTGTTGGGTCTGTTGTATCTATAGCATTCAGTCCAATAGAACCAGACATCAGTTTAATATAGTTGCCGGAGATATAAGCATTGGCAATAGCAGTAAAATCTATATTATTGGCAGCTGTTCCAGTAATATCATAGCCGGTCAATAAAATATCACCAGAACTCAATGGACCCGAACCAGCACCAAGGTTTAAATCTCCACCTGATTGACCTGCGGCGGTCGTGGTACCTGCATTAATATTTAAAATAGACCCAGGTCCAACAGACACTGGTTCTGGGGTTACAGCTAAAACATCAACATAAAGAGATCCTGTACCTGCAAGTCCAGAACCTCCCTTTATTTTGACTGATCCACCAAATTCACCTATACCTGTTGAATTTCCAGGAAACAAATTAAGATTTGTTGGAATAACTGATATGGGAGTATAGACAGTAGAGCCACTTAACAACAAAAGAACGTTTTCTTTCCAGCTATATGAAACTTGATCCCATGCCAAAGAGGCATCTTGCACTGTACCTGGCTGAATAAAAAGGTCGTACCATGTTACAGGAGATTCATCTATGCAAATACGTAAATTATTTTTTATGGTGTTGTAGTAAATTTCACCCAATTTGCCAGTAATAGGATCAGAGGATAAGCCGGGAGCTATCCTTAGTCCTGTGTCGAACGCACGAAAATTAATAGACATTTTTTAACTCCTAAAAAGGCTTTCCCGTTCCAGCCTTAATTATTTTATTCTCATTATGTATATAACTGATAAATAAGAAGGGAATACACTGTTAATAGTGTGAGTGTGGTTTCCTTGAGCAGAATTTAAAGAAGATGTATTTATGTTTTGTCCAGATACAAAAGCGTTTCCGGTTGTACTGGTATTACCTGTATTATTTTTTTGTCCAGCGTTAGACACAGGAGATCCTGTATATAAATTCCCATTTGGAGATACAGTTCCACCAGCTGTATTGCCCGCATGTAAAAAAACTGAATTTTGATTGGTTCTACCAAAAGGAATACCCGGTTGAGCTGTTTCAAAATTCTGAGGAAACCACCAGTTTGCAATATTGGTGGACACTTTAGGGCTACTGCCAATAATGTAATTGCCAGCTACATCTGATGACATGCCGCTTGAAATATTAAAATGAGTTGTTACTTTTCTAGCTGAATCACCGGCTGCATTGCCAGAGTTTGCATAAGATCCTGTGCTCCAAGCGTGAACATGTTTCATATCATGGCTGTGTGCATCAACCGTTACTGCAGCATTAACCGCATTAACTCCAACCGCAACACCATTAAATGAGGCCGTAGTTCCTGTGCTGGTATAGGTATTATTCCCACCACTACCGCCAAAAGTGCTTGATCCAAGCAAATAAAGGTCGGTCAAATTAGGTGTAAAGGTATTTCCACCTATATTTAAAACTGAATCAGTAGGTAAGGATCTACCATCACAAATAACCCAGCCATCACCCAAATAGGTGGTTAAATTGGCCACACCAGATCCACCGACCAAATAAGATGGGCTGCCGTTGGAACCGTTAATATAGCTGGCTCCAAGCCAAGGAATAATGGACCCAACTGGAACCATTCCATAGTCAGATCTGGTTCCAACCGATCTGCCTCTATCTTGGTAGGCGTTTTCGGTTATATTGCTGACCCGAGTAAAAGTTACCAAGTTATTGGTAAAGCCGGTAGTAAAGTAGATTGCCGTAGCGCCAGCGACACTAGAAGTAAAGAAGTTTTCCTGGACCTTACAGTAACTTGCATTAATTGTTACGCATCTGGTATTACCAAGGTTTAGTGGAGTGGTAGACAAAAGACTGAATTCACAATTTGATACCGAACTTCCACTAGCTGACAAGCTAACCACGTTAGCCACGCCACTGGACCCAAAAGCCGCCTGAACTATGATTGGCAAGTTAGTTAAACTAGCGTTAGACTGAAGAACAAACCCAGATCCATTAGTCACAGTTATCTTGGCATTATTAATACCGTTATATTTACTGGATCTACCCATAATAGTTACGTTTGGTGGCACAGTTATTGCGCCAGTAATACTGAAACTTTGGGTAGGGACAATAATCCCACCATCAGAACTAAGTGCCGTAAGTGCTTGAGTTAATTCAAGTTCTGACCGAACAAAATAGTTAGGCAAAGCTTCAAAGCCG